GCTACTTCTTCTGCTTGTTCAGGGGTTATAACGGGTGGTAAAGTTGAGGTAGTCACTGGAAGGGTGGATGTTGATGTGGATTCTGGAATGGGCGGCAGTGTTGTTGTCGGTACTGACGTGCTTGACATCGTGGTTGTGGTGGAAGGAACAACAGTAGATGTGGTGGTTTGAGGTGCAGTGGTGGAAGGCGCAACGGAAGTGGAAGTCGTTGAAGGCTCAACCGTTGTTGTTGTGGTTGTCGTTGGCGTGGTTGTGGTGGTCGTTGTTTGCTCTGTCGTTGTTGTCGGAGGGACAGTAGATGTCGTGGTTGTTTGAGGCGGGTCCGTGGTTGTTGCTGGTTGGGGCGTTGTTGTGGGCGACAATTCGTGGGTGGTAAACGCTGACGCTGGAACTATCTCCCACTGGTTCTGCACCATCCACCACAGTTGAACCCACGCACCACCGCCGTTCTCATAGAACCACAGTGTTATCTGTTTAGATACTCCTTCTTGGAACTGGACAGGTTGTGAGACAGACCCTCCACCTCCTTTGTCTCGCCAATCATTAGTGATAAGCACCCCATCTAGGTACAGTTTGGTGCCGTCATCGGCTTGCGCCATGAACTGAATAGCACAGGTACAGGGTGCGGTAATGAAACCTTCGTACTTAACAGCGAAGTCTTCGTACATATAGAACAACGGCTGGCTATCAAAGTTTTGGTTGATGTCGGGGACAACCATCGTGCCCACAATGCGGTCGTTGCCAGGCAGGGGCGGGGCAGCGTTGTACCAGTAGTTGTTGTAAACAGTGATTGTTATTCCTGCTGTGTCCTCTGCTTGTGCTGAGGCGGAAAGCAGTAGAGCGCAAGCCCCTATTAAAAGTAAGACTCTAGTGAGTCTCGGAATCACGCTTCACGCCGAAGGCTGCGTCCACTTCATGTGCTTCTAACTTGCCGTCAAGTGATGCCTTAGCAAGATTGACGAGAACATCTGCGATTGCGTGGAAACCACCGAGGGCTGCCGAGTACCACAGTGGGATGGACACACCTGTGCCGACCGAGTTGATGATGCTGGAGCCTGTGATGATGGTAAGGCTGGACATGATGAACAGCGCAATGATGCGGCTTGCTACGTCTTTGGCAATCTTTAATGACAACATGGGGGTTCTCCTACTGGTTAGCCCCTCCAGGTATGGCTAGATATTAGCAGGTTTAGTCGTGCTTGATGATGTAGTTGACTACACCGTATGGCTGGTAGTAAGCCTCTCCACCGCCTGTATTGGCGTTTGTCATCGTGACTGTGGTGGACGCTGTGGCAGAAATCCCTGTGGTAGCCGAACCTGTTGGGTTGTCGTATTGCCAGTTCGCCGCTGAACCAGATGGTGCAAAATCTCCAGCGCCAATTTGGTAGCCGAGGCTGGTTGTTACGTGGGAGTGACCAGGGTCGCTAACAGAAACAGTTGTTGATGCAGAGGCTGTGTTGGCGTGGCTGTGGGCAGGAAGATTATTTGTGCCGATAGTTGTTGAACCGCCAGTGGCAAGCAATGTCAATGATGAGTTGTCTCCGATAAGGAAACGACCAGTGAAGTCAGGGGTGGTGGAACCGACCAATGCAGCCAGGGCTGTGTACCCTGTGGTGCTTGCGCCGTTGCAAAGCAACCAACCTGTTGGGGCTGTTGCCCCTGCGTAGGCTGTGATGGTGCCGACAGGGACGAGGGCGTTTGCTACTGCTGTTGCCAACTTAGCCAGGGTGACATTGGAGTCAAGGATTTTTGCTGTAGTGACAGCGTTGCTGGCGATGTCTTCTGCCACGATTGTTTCGTTAACAAGGTTTGCGGACGCAACTGTGATGGCTGTTGGGAGCGCACCTGTAGCCAACTTGCTTAGAGCGATTGCGGCTGAGGCGTTGATGTCGGCGTTGACAATAGCCCCGTCTGCAATCTTGCCTGATGTGATAGCAGAGTCAGTGATGCTGTCTGTACCTACAGTTGCCCACTTGACACCACCGTCAGAAACAGTTGAGTCAGCAATCAAGACCTTGTTGTTATTGCCTGACCCTCCTGTAGAAATTGTCTTAGGACCAGACGTTCCATGCACAACAATGTCACCATTAGTGGTGTATTTAGATACAAGTTCGTTGGCTTGGTTCGCTTCTGTAGCGGTGAACACTGGGTAGATGACGGCACCTGTGTCGTGTGCTCGGTCTGTGGTGTCGTCAGCGCCACGTCCATTGACTGATGCTGTCCATGAAGATGTGACGGCAGGGTCAACAACTGTGAGGGTGGTGGATGATGCGTAGATAACGCAAATCTTTTCTTCCTTGGCTGTGCCTGGGTCTACTACAACGAAGAATGGGGTGCCACTTGTGGACCAGCCAGACACAGCAGAACCAAGGGTGATGGTTGTTGCGTTAGCAGCAAGACCGCTGCCACCTATTGTGTTTGATACTGCCGCACCTTTGTAAGACCTGCGTGAATAAGCCATTGTTATCTCCTAGTTTTCCACCGAACGCAATGTTACTGTAAGCGTCCCGTTAAATTGCCATGTGTTCCCCTGTGCATCTGATGAATCCCATGCAAGGTCTTCCACAATTACAGAGTGGGTGAAGTTGCCAATTTGCAATGTGACGATGCGAGGTGAGTCAATCAAGTCATCAAAGAATGATTGTTGTTCGTCAACGTTGTAGTAATACTCTTTGCCACGGACGTTGATTGATTGATGCAGCAAGATGGGGACGATGAATACTTGTGAACGGAACGGGGCGACATAGGCTCGTGCCATCCAACGAGTAAAGGTTGGTCCTGTTGATGTTGCTGTGGAACTGCGGGCTAAAGCAAACTTGAAACTTGCTTCAATTGCTTTGTCGTCGGAACCGTCAAAGGCGTTTTCAATGTCGTTGCCTGTGTCCCATACACCAATCTCCTCGTATTCAGCATCGTTGAGTTTCATGTATGTGGTGATGGACCCGACAAGTGGGGTGGAACGGGTGTCAATCTTGGCGATGAACTTGCGGTCTGGGATACCCCAACGCCATGTACCTGTTTCAATCTCGCCTGTGGCGACAAGGTTTGATGAGTCTTCAACAACAACCCCGACACCTGAGATGGTAAAGATTCGTTTGTTGCTGATACTGCCAACTGACTTGACTGCTGCTGTGCTGTTGTACATCAGGTCTGTTGCATAGGCTGGCGTGTTCGCTGATGTAAACACTGAGAGGTCCAAGCGACCAAGACCACCCGAAGTGCCGTCGTAGTTGCTGTAAGCGAACCAAACAAAACGGTCATCAGATGTGAAGTCGTTAACTGCGCCAGTGGTGGGGATTAACTGACCTGCAACAAGGTTTGAATCGGAGTCTGTGCTACAGAAACGAACACCCTTGTTGGACCCGATTGTGATGTATCCAAGGTATCCGTGGATGGCTGAACATATTTCACCGACTGGTAGTTCAAGGGCTACGACAGGGACGTTGAGTGTGCCGTCTGTTTTGATGGTGATTTTATAGATGAGGCTTTTATCGCCTGAATGTCCTGCTGCGTACACAGCGTTTTGTCCTGCTGCTGCACCAACCCAACGGAATGTTGTGTCACCATTATCAAAGAAGACAGTGTGCGACCCAGACTGTACGCCGATTTGATAAAGATGTTCATTGACTGCGGCAAAGCCACGACCTTTGGCATAGCCAAAAGCGTTGTAGGTTTTACCTGTGTCGCTACCGCCAGTTGGGTAGAAGAATGTGGCAGTGGTGGTACCTGGTGTTGTGTACCAAATGTCATTGTTTGTCCATGCGATATAAACGTTCTGACCGTTTGTTTCTAGACCAGTGATTGCAGTGGTAGGGAGTGAACCTGATGTTGCGGTAGTGATTGCTGTCCATGTTGGGGTATCAGCAAATGGATTGCTAGAGAATCTGACAACACCGTTATCCGCTACGTACAGGTATTCAGTACCGCCTGATTCAACAACACAGGTAAACAAGTTGGTGCTGGTTGTAGGGTGAGATACTTTCGTTGTGTTAAGCAACGACAACTGCCCTTTAGTCCACGGGTCAATACCCTTAGACTTGTAGAACATATAGTCCTTAGACTCAGCAGTGTCGGCATACTGTTGTCCAGCACCAAGATGCCAAGAGTCCTGACCACGTCGCCACAAACCACCAGGGTTAATCGCAGCCTCACCAGGGGAAGTGGAAGTATCTTGCGAATCACGAACACGTTGCTCATAACCACGCTGGAACTTATTTGTTTTCTGGTCAATCATGAAAGGACGACCATCAATAGCAACAGGGAAAGTATGTGGCACCAGAGATGAGGATGCGGTACCAGAGAAGTACGGTGGTGTTCCTACATATGGAAGTGTGAACGTGGTTACAGCCATTAGATTCTGCTAAGGAATGTTGGGTATTGCCTTGCGAGTTTTGCTGCTTCCGATGTGATGCGGTCACGGCGCATACGAAGAAGGTTGGTGATGGAGTTACCTACGGAACCTGATGGCACTTCTTCAGGGCGGCGGGTGTCGCCTTGTGATTCGGTGAAGTTACGCTTTACTTCTCGTGGGCTAACCAAACGAATCTGTGCGCCCATGATAAGGATGTCTTCGCAGGATGTTGGAAGACCAGCAATGTTCTGAACGTTCTGTGCCTCTGTGGTGACATTGGCAAACGGTGTCTTATAAACAATTACCATTCGTCCTGCACGTACTTCTTCATCAAGACGGATAGCGCATCCTGAGTTGAAGTCGTCACTAGGGAGGTCACGGATTAGACGGACACGGCGAATCTTCGGGTAATCAGTAGAGATAAACCGTACTGACACGGAGATGAGGTCAATGATTTTGTCTGTGGTCGGCAAGTTCACCATAATGTCGCTGCCGTTGTAGTTCATTTCCATTGTCTTGATTTGGAACAAACCGTTTACTGGGCTAGCGAGGTCATCTAGTTCTGCGTTGATTGCTTCCAGGATTTGCGCACGTGGGAACTTAGGGTCAACAGTTGCAACAGAAGACGCAACATGGGCTGCTGCTGTGGTTCCGTTCCAGCCTCGCTCAACAGTCGCAGACTTTGAACCAGCAGAAATTTCCCACACGTACATCAGTTCGCTGTCAATTTGGATGACACCACCAGGGCGGATACCGCCAAGGTCGTACTGAAATGACACAGACGTGGCAGTAGCGGTGATAGCAGAAACCGTTTTATTGCGTTCTTCTACAGTGCCAGACATTAACTGGCGTACTGTTCTATCAATAACTGTGCCGACTGTGGACATTATTTCTTCTTAGCCTTAGCCTTACGCACTGGAGCCTTCTTGGACATGGCGTTCTTCTTGCCATATTCCATCATCTTTTCCTTCATGCCTTCGCCTTTTTCGTGCTTCATCTTGGCACCCTTGGACTTGTACATTTCACCCTTGGCAGACATAGATTCTCCTAATTGTAGAGGTGGCTACATCATAGCCGATACCATGTGAGGTTGGCTTCAAGCCTCTTGTCGGTGGGGTTCAAGGCTAAAGCCTGCGACCCGTGGAACCATGCCTCATCAGAATCCCCAAGATGATGGCAGGAGATAGCCATCAGGTCATGTGGCATCCATCCCCAAGCGTCAGCCTCACAGAGATAGTCAAGTGGTTTCTCTGTTATACGTAAAGCCATTGTGCAAGCCATACGGCAGGCAAGCCAGTCTTCTTTCTTGTAGTACACCATTGCTAGGTCTACCCAGGATTCACGACGGGTGGGGTCTTCAGCGATAGCGGAGTACAGATGGAACTCGGCAGCATCGGGTCGCATCTTTGCTAGGTACCTACGTGATGCTGCTCGTTCAGGGTTCCATAGGGAAAGGTCTAGGTGGCGCATGAAGTGGTACTGGGCTAGTGCGTGTTCGTCGTTGAAGAAGTATTCACGGGCTAGGTAGAACTGGTTGCGGTCATCACGTGGGTCTTCCTCTACTGCCAGTTTCAATAGGGGTAGGTATTGTCCACGGGATTTGGTGTGGTCGGGGTGATGGTGGATTTCTAGTCCGTCAATCCAGTTTTGGGTTTCTGTATCGTCTGGTTTAAGAACTTCATGTACTGGGTGTTTCCAGGTGTAGCCGTGACGGGTGTGGATTTTGTCGCCACCGTAGGTCAGACCTTCGGAGCCGTCATCGTTCCATGACCAAACGTATTTGTAGCGTGGTCGGGTGGTACCTGGAGGCATGGCTTCTAATGCTTTACGCCATCCTGGTTGGAGAACCTCATCCATGTCTAACGAGATGCAGATGTCTATGTCGTCTGGCAGGCAGGCAAGTGCGACGTTGCGGGCATGGTCAAACCGCCACGGGTCAAAGGTTTCTGTCTCTACTGTGACATCACAGTCCCATGCTATTTGGCAGGTTTTATCTGTTGAGCCTGTGTCAAGGATGAGCCGATAGTCGGCTTCTTTGCATGATTCAGCCCATCGTGCGACGTGCTTTGCTTCGTTCTTAGCGATTGTGTAGACCGCTATTTTCATAGCCCCTCCTAAAGATTCAAGACAGTTTGCTTGTTCCTGAAGAACCTTACCTGATTATCAAAGAAAGGTTTGTCTGCGGCGCTGACTGGCTCGGTGTAATAGCCGTTGAACCTTTGGATGCCAGCGTCAAGTTCTGCTTGTTCCAACGCTTTCAAACCGTAGGTGTCTTCAATGCCATGAATCTTGAATAGGGCTGACAGGGAAGATGAAGCCATGCGTTTGAACACCATTGTCTTGATTGCGTCGTCCAAGGCAGGGATATTTGATGGTCGGACACGGGCTGTCTCGCTACCTGCTAGGTAGTTGCTGATTTGCATAGGGGGCAGAGAGGCTAGGGCTGTGCGTTCTTCGGTGGTGAACCCAAGGAAATCAAGGAATGTTTTTGCTGCTACCGTTGCTTCGTCTGTGCTGTTGAATGGTTCTTCTGCGAGGACTGACCATTCGTAGATGAGGCGCATTGTTTCCTGGAGTGTGCGCCCTGTTACGGGAGCAATGCTGTTGTTAATTTTTTCTTCAGCGATTTGTGTTTTGCCTGTGGCTTGAAGATACACAAGATGGGCTGAACCATTTATACCTATGAACGGTTCGTAAATAACAATTTGGTTTACTTCGTCAAGGACACGGGAATGGTTATCGTTGGTGAATTGGATTGCTCCGTACATTCCACGGTCACAACGCCAATCTCCACCGTCAACGGGGACAGACTTTGTGAAACTAAATGTCCCTAACGATGCGTCTAGTGGTCGGTCATAGATGTCAATAATTCGTTCAAGCGGGTACAGATTCAACACCTGGGTAACGCCATCACAGAAAGCGGTGAGGTTATGCAACGGTAGTTTCTGAAACGGATGTATCCATGCAGCCAGGAGAGTCCCGTCTTGCAGGACAAATACGTCAATGAAATCAACTGATTCGTTACCTGCTGGTGTTTGAATCCAAACATCTACTTCGGTTGCAAACTTGGGGAGTTTGTCAAGGACAAAGAACCCTCTGTAAATTGAAAGAACACTTGTTGAGAACGGTTGTGTTTGAATCATCACGGTCCATAATACTGGAAATAAACGATGCCAACGACACCAGCACCATTGATTGCTTCACCACCTGAACCGTAGCCACCCCAGTATGTTCCGTTAGACCCATAGTTAGGTGAGTCAGTACCATACCCACGACCACCAGCACCACCTGTATAACCACCGTATGTTGTTGTTGCACCTGGTCCACCGTTACCGCCGACAAATGGGTAAACAGAAGCCGCCCCGCCTGCGCCTGCCCAACCTGCACCGCCACCAGCAGCCCAGTATGTGTAGTCAGGGTTACCGTTTTTGTCTAACGCAACATACCCCTGTCCACCTGCGTAAGAAGCATCTCCTGTACCAAGTGCGCCACCGTTACTTGCAGCCGCAGGGCTACCCGCACCACCACCGCCAGCAGATAGTGAAGTCCAGTAAGTACCACTGATAGACGTAGAACCACCTGCTGTTTGGGCAGCACCGCCGCCACCGATGACGACAGTTAAGTCTTGGTTTGAACCATTGGAGAATGTTCGGTACGACAATGCACGATATCCACCTGCGCCACCACCTGAATAGCCTGCACCGCCGCCGCCGCCACTAATGAAGATGTTATACACAGTCATAGCAACAGGGCTTCCACCTGTAGGGGTAACACCAGGGATAGACACCGTGTATGAACCAGCAGTGCCGTTGGCATATGTCTTCAAAGACCAAGTAGTAAACGTTGTGTTGCTTGATGTTGTGCTACCAATTTGGTTGGTCGCTACCGCACGAACATAATAAAAAGTACCAACCGAAAGATAACTAAGACCTGATATTGCACCGTCATGATTGAAATAAACTGACTGGCTGTTGCCCGTGATGTTTGTTACCGTTCCAGAGTTTGTCCAACTTGAACCGTTGGTGCTGTATTGAAACTGCACACTGGTTGTATAACCATTTGGATTAACTACAGCATTAAACGTGGCAATCGCTTGGTTGTAGTTGGTTGTGGAAGAAATGGAAATCGTTGGTGGCAAAGCAACAGACGAAGCAACAAGCCCATGTCTAATAGGCATTACGAACTCAAATCGCCAATAAGCACATAATCGTTAGAGCCAACACAGAATAGCGTGGCAGAGGAATATCTAGCACGAAACTTTAGTCCAGGTGTTGCGTTAACTGTAACCCCTGATGCTGAAACTGTTACTTGTCCAGCCCCAATTTGTAGAAGGTCAATAGCCTGACCAGCAGACAAAGCAGTTGTTCCGTTGACTGTCACAGTTACTGCTGAAGCATTGTTAAGCGTCACCATTTTGCCAAGGTCGCTAGACACAAGACTGTAAGTTGTCCCTGTTTGAGCGTTTATTGTTTGGGTGGAAGAAAATGTACCAGTAGAACCTGTCGGTCCTGTGGGTCCCGTTGGACCAGTAGCACCCGTAGGACCAGCGACTGTTGAGTCAGCACCTGTCGGACCAGTCGGTCCTGTTGGACCTGTTGGACCAGTAGCACCTGTCGGTCCTGTAGGACCAGCAACAGTTGAGTCTGCACCCGTTGGTCCCGTTGGACCCGTTGGACCTGTAGCGCCCGTTGGTCCTGTAACAGTAGAGTCAGCACCTGTGGCACCTGTTGCGCCAGTCGGACCAGTAGGTCCTGTTGCGCCTACCTCACCAGTAGAGCCAGTAGGACCAGTAGCCCCAGTATCACCTGTTGCACCCGTAGCCCCCGTAGGACCCGTTGGTCCTGTAACACCTTGCGTTCCAGTTGCGCCAGTTGGTCCTGTAGGTCCCACATCGCCTGTTGAACCTGTGCTTCCAGTCGGACCTGTTGGTCCTGTTGCACCCTGCGCTCCTGTGCTTCCTGTCGCCCCTGTCGGACCTGTTGGTCCCAAAGGTCCCGTAGGTCCCGTACTGCCTGTATCCCCAGTAGCCCCTGTTGGTCCAGTTGCTCCTGTTGCGCCAGTAGAACCTGTACTTCCTGTGGGTCCAATAGAACCTGTTGCGCCTGTAGGTCCCGTTGGACCTGTTGCGCCAGTGTTTCCTTGTGGTCCTGTCGGTCCTGTCGCACCTGTTGCCCCTTGTGGTCCTGTGTTCGCTGAAGTAACAACCGTTACCACAGCATCAACTGTCGTAGCAGAGACTACAGGCACAACAACCGAACCAACAACTTCAGTGGTACGTGTAACAACAATCTGGTAAGAATCTAAACTTGTTCCACGATTGAGCGTGATGTTTGTAGTAGCCATTGCTACCTCGTCACATCAGCAAGAACCGTGACGCTACCTGACAAGATGGTAGAAATAACATCCGAAGCATCTTCTTCAAGGTCCCAGAAATACAAACCAGCAGACAAAGCGGCAGAAGACGTAGCCGACAAAACACACGTGACCTGTCCAGAAGCAGCACCAGTAACAGTGCAAGTAAACGAAGCCTTGATAGTGGTGGAGTCCTGGGTGCTGCGAATCTGCGCCCGATAGGTGCGACCAGTGATATCAATAGGACTAGACCCATCAGACGTGATAGTCACGACTAGGGTTTCTGTGTCACCACGGGTGAGAATTAGGTCTTGGTCAGCAGGTTGAGCCATACCCGCATAATCATAGCACTATTCAATCGGGGCAGGAGTGCCCTCAATTTGATGGCGGGAAGTAGCCAACTGTTCAACAGCATGACACCCGTCAATCGTCTTAGGTTGCAAACCTTCAGCACGAAGACGCTTATAAGCAGGCATATCCTTATCCCAGTTCTTAGCCCGTTGATTAATCTCAGCAACCTGTGAACCACGGGTGGTGGTGGAGTTAGCCCCGACCTGTACCCCTGCAACCTTGCATCCGAAACAACCCTCAACATCCAAGTTTGGATGTGTCTCTCTATGCTTCAATGTAATCCCCGTATCCAGCAGCCGTCAGGTCTGCTTCTTCCTGTGCCGTCAAAGGATGGACATGACCGCCATGATAAATGTAGGCAATGTCATCATTGTCTGGTTGCCATTCCGTGTACGACCCATCTTTAAGTTTGTACACGTTACGTCCACGTCGCCCTGGTCTAAGGAATGACAAGATTCCTTTTTCTCCTGGTTCAGCCCAGTAAACAAAGTTATCTGTTGGTGGGGTAAACGTTGCCATGTCTACACAATAGCAAAAGCCCCCCACCGAAGTGAAGGGCTTTCGCTTGCTGTGTTCTCGCCTTTCGGCAAGTTCACTATACAGGGTTATTAGGCGTTTGTGCCAATGCTTGAAGCAGATTCAATGCGGCGCAATGCTTCCTGACGGAACACACCGTAACCAACAAAGTGCTTCCAACCGACTGGGCGGAAACGCTGGAGGAGGTCGGTCACTGTGCCGTATACGATTGTTGGCTGTGCGCCATACTCACCGCCCATGGAGACAGCCTTGGCAAGTGCCTGGCGACCCATGATGAGAGTACCGTATGCGTCAATGGTTCCTGTTGAACCTGAACCGTTACCTGCGTCTGCGAACAGAGGCGCACGTGGCGACTCCATGAAACGGACACCTTCAAACATACCGATTTCGCCGTTGTAAATGCCCTCAGGATTTACGTAGTTAGCAGGGGTACGCCATGCTGCTGCATCGGTTGCCGAACGGAAGTCGTAAGACACGTCTGGGTGGATGAAGCCAACATACGAACCGTTGATGGTTGGAACGTTTGCCTTACGCAACTGTGCGACAGCCTTACGGACATCGTTTGCTACGAGGAGGTCATCGGTGGAAATTTCGTTACGTGCTGTTGGGTCGGTTGAACCACCCGTTGCGTAGATAACGTTTGTTCCTGCTTCAAGGACGTTACGTGCGATGGTGTCAATTGACAAACCAGCGTTGTAACCAACAGCGTTAGCGGCTACTGGGTCCACAGGGAGGAACGAAGATGCACGAAGTTTTGCTGTCGTGACAGTTGCGTTACCGTATTCGTTGAGGGTAACAGTAACCTGGCTGTCGCTCATTGCGACTGGGGTTACGTCCTCTGCTTCACCAAGAGCAGTGGTTGCTGCTGCAAGGTCTGCGAAAACGGTGAACTTAACGGATGCACCTGGGTTCGTTGCGTTCGTGGCTTGCACGTCTGCGAACTGGTCAAAGTACATTTCTGGGCGAAGGGCAAAGTATGCCAACTTCTCAAAAGCAACCTGGTCAACCGAAAGGTTGGAGGTGCCTGTTTCTGCTGCGTAGTAATCAGCCATTTGATTTTTTCCTTAATAGGTAGAGGGTTTAAATGTCCCCAAGGTCAACACCTTGGGCTTGTGCCTCTGCAAAAATCGCTGTTAATTCCTCTGCTGACGACGCATCATTGATTCGCTTAACCCAAGATGGACCTTCAGATGCGGTTTCGGCTCCTGCGGCAATCCTGTTGGTTTGCTGCCATGCTGCCTTATCCGTGTCTTGCGGTGTGGCTTGGGGTGTAATCAGTTGTGCTTCCTCTGCGGCTTGTCGGATAGCCTCTGGAGTAGTTTCGCCGTCATAGCCTTTGACAAAGTATTTAAACTTTGGGTCTGTCACGTCAATTCCTGCCTTAGCGAAAGATAGTTCTTTTGCTGCGGATTGGAGTTCAGCGACAAGTTTCTTGGCTTCACGGTTTTCCTTCTCCAACTGCTTCATCCTTGCACGAACTGGGTTCTGCTCGGACGTTGACTCGTCATAGATGGATTCGTCGTCTTCGTAGGTATCTGCGAAATTAGACATATGGCACTCTCCTTAGGTCCACACCACATCGGAGGAATGTGGTGGCTACATGATTTACACCCCATGTGACGCTACGGTATCGGGGGATTTCCCGTAGGTTTCAGCCATCGGCTTACGTCGTGAACTATATCACACTACTGTCCTGCTGTGCGTAGACCTGTGACACCTTGCTGTGTTTCTGCCAGTCCACCGCCTGCTTCAAATTCTGCTTTGCGCTTTGCCTTGCGTGTTGCAATGCGTTGTGCTGCTGCTGCGTTTGTCCCGAAGACACCAGAGATTTGTTCTTCTTGGGTGATTGCAGTTTCGCCTGCCATGAGGGGGTTGAACAGTTCTTGTGTTTGGGCAATTTCTTGGAATCCCTTTTGTGCTGTGGATTGTCCGATGCCACGGGCGACCAGTTCTTCTGACTGGGCAGCAGTAAGTTGCATACCTTGTTCACGTGCGGCGTTGGCACGACGGGCAGCCTCTGCTTTCTTAACAGCCTCTGACTGTTGGAACCTTACGGGGTCAATGAGGAAGGCGGCAATTTCGGAGTCGTTGATTCCGTAGAGCCGCTTCAGTTCTTCCTTAGTGCCTGGCTCCGTTTCCATTACTGCTCGGTAACCTTGCTGGAGGCGGGTGTTCAGTTCGTCTGAGCGAACGTCATTGCCGATGAAGTTGGCAAAGTCATCCTGCGAATCGTAAAACCCTCTGGGCATACCGTTACCACGGAGAGTCTGCTCAAACTCCCGTTCAATCTGGATATACATATCCTCGTCAATAGGAGAGTAACCATTCCTCTGACGCAACTCCAGACCTTTAAACCGAGCCTTGTACAAAGGTGTGTCACGAACAGAGCGCCACATAGCCTGCCTACCAAACTCACCCTGGAACTGGGTCGGGTCTTCCTGCAAAGCAGCATCAAGATTGGTAATCAAAGACTCCAAACCATACTGCCGAAGAAAATCAATTGCATCATCACGTGCTGACATTACGCCGTCTTTCCAAATCCACGAGCCAAAGACTGCGACAAATTACCGTACGCAACCCTAGCCTCCTCTGTATTCTGCCACTCAGGGAGTGAACGAAGGTACTTGTTCCATTCCCACAAGTCCATCTGACGATACTCATTCGTCTTAGGGTCACGGAAATTCAAAGCCTTATTCCACTTGTCCTGAGTCCAGTCAATCTGGCTTGCGTCAATAGCCGAACCAAGAGTCGCCACAGCCTGTTGCTTGTACGCATACATAGCAGTATCAACATCCTCACCACGGTCCAACGCTGGCTGCAAAGAACGGAACTGAGTACGAGCAGATGAACGCATCAATTCATCAAACTGAACTTCGCTTTTTTGCCCAGTGAGAATTTGCTGTGTCCAGGTACCAATCATTTCCTCTGATGGCTTCTGGAAATACGTTGCTGCTTTAGCACGAAGATTGCGGGCGGTAGCAGACTGACGCAAATCAGCCATACCTTGTGCCCCGCCAAGTTGAGCCTGAGCCACCTGCTCAGAACCCAAAGCGTTCAACTTCTGCTGGTCGGACCAACCAAACTTCAACGAGTCAGTGGCAAGTTTCCGCAAAGTTATATCGTTAAGAGTAAACCCTTGCGCCATTGCATTAGCCCTCATGTCTTCAACAGTCGCAGTAATTTTTGCTTCTGACGTTGCAGGGTCGGTTGATTGCTGGATAGCAAACTGACGTGCCGACTGCTGTGTAGTGCGGAACC